ATTCAGGTACTTTTATTGTAGGAGGAAGCGTAGGTTTTTTAACAGGAACAATTTTTTCAATTGTCGCTGCCCCACCCCCACTGATACGAGATTTAACTAAATCGTTAATCTGTTTCAGTTCGGCTAGTACGTTTTCTAGTTCGGGCTTTAGATGATCATTCCCACCCGCTTTGATTAGTTTGTTTAGCCTGCCACGTTCTCCACCTAGCTTAGTAATGCGGGATCGTTCTGCTTTAGTTGAGTTATCCCTAAACTCTGGCTTGAATCCTTGAGTAGGTTTAGGCGGTTTGTCTTTTGGTGGTTTCGGTCTAGTTGGCGGTTTAATGTCTGGACCGTCAAGTATGCTCTTGGGGGCTGCTTTGGCTGGGGTTCTGCCTATCGGGTTTGTACTGATAGCCTTCTGTTCGGCCACAGTGCGGTCACTACGCTTCGGTATCTCAGCCTGTATAGATTTGTCTATGGCTGCTTGCTTAGCCTTAGCGGTGCGTTTTTGTGGCACTCGCACGGTCTTAACCTTGCCGGTCTTGGGGTCTACCCGCTTAACTAGCCGCCCCTTCTTAGACTCGCCCACGTTAGCGGGCTTGAATGCACATCTACAGTTAGGATGGCGGGGTAGAATGCCCCTAGCTTCACGGGTAGACATTACTACGCCTTCTAGCGGGCTACACATGGGACATACCCGATCATCACCGGCGGTTGACCACTCTACAGCCACACCCACTTCCGTTACACCTAATTCCTCTAGGCTATCTAGTTGGCCTTCTGCATGTGCCCGGATTGTTTCAGTGCGGGCTATCGTTACTGCCCGGTGTCGTCCTATGTTTTTAACGGTCTTGTTTAATCTGCGTCCTACTTCTCTTGGTCCTACCCCTTCTGCAAACCCTTCTGATAATACTCTGGTCATTTGTGTGGACATAGCTTGAGTCACGCCTTTTAGGTCGCTATAGACTCGTCCAACTAATAGTTTGACTTTGTTGATACTGGCGGGCTGTGCAAAACTCTTGCGTAAGAATTCATCCCTACCTCCTGCTAAATAATTGGGGTCCAGTTCTATGCCCTTCTTGCGGACATCAGTGTATGCACGCCCGGCTCCTTTCTCGTAACCCTTACGAACAAAGTCTTCCCAAAACAGTTGGTCTGTATTTGCGGGTAGCTCTGGTGGAAGTATGTTTTCGTCTACGTTTTGTTGTAACCAGATTTGAAAGAGTCTGACTTTATCAGGATCAGACCTAAACTTCCAGCGGTTGTTGTTGGTCAGTTCACTAGTATTGAATGCGGATGTTTGTCGGCTTTCACGTAACCCGAACGCATCTTCCACAACTACAAGTTGCCACACATCAGCTTGAAGTTTATACATACGTTTCCGCATAGCGGTCATAAACACCCGGCGTAACGTAGCGGTCTTAGTGGGGTCCGCACGCAAAGGGTTTCTGTGTGGTTTGCGTTTTACATTAGCCGTAATCATTCTACTAACCTTCCAAACCCTCTAGGAACTTTGCATTCTCTAATACCCGGTTGTGAAACTCTTTCTTCTTCGCACCTATGCTTATCATTCTTTAAGTTTTCCTTTCTTATCTTCTCCATCATCTTTCTTATTTGGCTTGGGCTTGGGAGGTACTTTATCGCCGGATGGCGATATGCCGGTGAGTGCTTGTTGATCGGGGAACGGGAACGGTTTACCATCCTTAGATACTCCTACTCCATGTTTACCAAATTCTTCACGCTCTAAAGCCATTGCCTCTTCCAACTCTGCTTCTTTCTCCTCAAGCAATTCTATAGCGTTATCTAGTATTTCTTCAGCTTCGTCCTGCGTGTAGTGCATTTCACGGACTAGATAATCTTGTGGAGCAATCAAAGACTCTACCCCACCCGATACATACTTGGACATAGCTTCAGTTCGCTGTGTAACAATAGCGGCTTGCTCTGCTTCCGTTAGTGCTTCCAAATCGGGCCACTCTATACTGTATCCGTTTTCTTCTGCCGGTTCTGGTAAAACTTTTAACTCTATCACCCTATCGATAAACGGAACAATGATTCTGGGAGTAATATAAGAATTCTGGCGGTGTCGTAAACGGTCGTTCCAACTGCTAGCGTCTTGGCTGCTAGCTAGTTCGCCACGTTCACTACCGATAAAGATACGCTTAGGAACACCGATGCTAATACACAACGCATCTAGCTGGACTTCGATTTGCTTACTAGGATCAACTACTTGAGGAGCCAAGCTGTTAGCACTTGCTCCAGCCATTGCTAGATACCTACTCAATCCCTGCTCGTATTCTAGCATCTTAGCTTTGATAGCTGTTTCATCTAGGTCCACATCAGCACCTAGTTGAGGATGTGTTTCAATACTTAAACCAGGGAACGCACCCTTCCAGTACATCTCACCACTGCCGCTATACAACTTAATCAAGTCGGCTATGCGGTTGTACTGGTTGCGTAATCGAGACACCCCGAATACTTCACTGCTTCCTAGGTTGTCAGCAACATGAATAATACGGGACCAGTGTACCGTTTTTGTAGTTGAGTCTTGGGCAGCACTTTGCGGTCCGCTCTCTGGTCTTGATACACCGCTGTCCCCCGCTGCAATATGCCGGGGATCGTTAATAGTTACGGAGTATTGCGTAGGTTGCCCAAAGCGGGGATTGCTAGCATCACTTTCATAGCTGCTGATACTTACTAGGCTTTCATCGAATGCCCGGATAAATATAACTTGCTGCCCTTCTCTAGGAACAGCTTCTTCAGCTAAGTCTAACCCGTCATCCAGACCAATAAGTATTACCCCGAAATCACCGATCCCACTTAGTACGTCTGCCCGTTCTAGTTTCTCCCAGATAGGATGACCGTCCTCACCTTGATACCTAGATTTTCCTCTAAGTGAGATTGATAAATCATTCCAAGCTTTTTCAAACGGTGTTTCGTTATCCACTTCATCGGTTTCAAACACCCTAGGAATAGACTGCCAACTTTCCATCGGCATCACTTCAACCACCCGTGAAGCAATACCTTCCCGTTCGTATAGTTTTTGATAGTACGTGATATTAAGCTGTTCAGTTGTGGGATACCCGCACTCTGCGTACACGTCACGCCTAGGATCAAGGAACTTCTCTATGATCTGGCTACGTGTTAACACAGCGTTCATATACATCTGTAAATCAGCACGTCCCATAACTTTGTCTTCTGCTTTGTCGTTATCAGCCATTGTATTCCCTTATTTTTTGTTAGTTCTACGTCCGTTCCTATGGCCACAATATTTACATTTCTTCCACTGTTCGACTAGCTGCATGTCACAGCCCCAACACCAAAAGATTCCCCCTTTGGGCATCCGTTTCTTTTGTCTGTTGGTTTTCCATGTGACCGACATTGGATTACCTAACTGTGAAGGAAGCTTTCTTACTATACAGACCAAACACCGCTAACGCTAGGGCATCCGCTTCATCTGGGCTGTGTCCTATGATCTTGACTAGGGTTTGTTTTTCGCTGTTCTTGCTCTCTGTAGGCTTTAGAGTCTTCGGAAGTAGATACATACGTCCTTCGCTATCGAACGTCAATGGGATCACGCCTAGTTGCTCACGTAGGCACTTACGCCCATCACCTAAAGGCTTGCAATACTTTTGTGGTATGCCAAATCCGCCTTCTGTAAACACTGGATCAAGCTTATTACGAATCATTCCATACATTTCAGCCCGGCGGTTTAGATACACATACCGATCCTCATCAAACTCTTTACGTTTTTCTACACTGGCTTGTCCTCTACGCTTTTCAGGCATTACCGATTCCCCAAAGCCAACAGTACGAACTTTGAATCCTTGGCGTCTTAGCATATCGGCAATTTGCTTACCCCCACCACCACGGTCCAGTAATACTTTCTCCGGCTTTACATTCCATTCTTGCATTAGTGCGATGGTCTCTGAAACGATTAAGGACGTGTCTGGTGTACGCTTACTGACCATGTGGATTAACCCTTGATCATCTACCATACACCAACAAGTATTATCTCCCCCTTCTGCTACGTCTAGTCCTATTACTTTCGCTGGTCGTCTCTGGGGAAGAAGTGCGGCGGTCTGTTCGGCTTTGTTCAACCATTCAGGTGGATACATAAGTACTTCCGCACCTTCATAGAATTCAGCATCTAAGCTAACGCATTGCTTGATAGAATCCCATAGTTTGCGGTTCTTCATGTATTCATCATAGGACTTCACACCCGGAATAATGATTTCATTAGTCGGTGTTTCATTCTTGGCTACTTGTATTTCACCAAGCTTTACATTAGGTGAGTCCTGGGCTTTGATCTTAATGATCTTCCTATACAGTCTACCCGGTTCTGGACTCTCTAAGTCGCCCCCCTTTACCCCGTTATAAAAGAAGTTAGTACACGGGTAAGGATTACCGATAACTAGTTTACGGTTTGCCCACGTATCAGCCTTATCGTAGCTCTCGTCCTCTATACCGCTAGCTTCGTCAGCTACAAACAATGTGCGTGGAACACCGTCACCGGTCTTAGCTATGTGATGCCCTAACATTCCTTCGCCCTTAGCTGCCACCCTACCTATTAGGTAACTCAGCCCTTCTACTTCTCCCGTCTTTAGGTCTTGGCGTTTTAACTCTAAGTGATTAGCTACCACTGGAAGCACGTACTTGCTTGTTTGTAGGAACCGTCTGATTTCACCCCATAGCACTCCCTTCAATTGTTCGTAGTCCACACTAGTTGTAATGATCCTACATGGTGTGCGGCTACAGAAGAACCATAGCACGATAAACGCGGATATGAAGTCCTTGCCCAGCATATTACCTGCTGGAACAAAGGTTTCATCATTATCCCGCACACTGTAGATAATGTCTTTCTGTTCCTTATAGAATGTCACATGCGGCCAGTTAAGTTTAGCCCATTCTATAGGATCAAATACTTTAGTCTCTGTCATTCCCTGACTTACCTTCCAAGATTGTTATTAGGTGCAGCATGTTCGCTATATCATGTTCTGAACTAAGCAGTCTTTCCGTAAGTGTTGTAACTATTTGAGCATTGCTCACAGCTAGTGTTTCCAACTCTTTTATAGCTGTTTGCTGTTTGGTTACAATTTCTGTTAGTTTTGCTATCAGTTCTGCATTGTCCATATCAATCGCCATTACTCATTTCCTTTATTCAATTCAATAGGTCCATTCCTTTGGCAGTGTTTTCAAACACTTTTACTAACTGTGGAGACATGCTAAAACGGTCTGCGTTATGCTCAATAGATTTTAGAATGTTACCGTCTGTGTGCCTCTCTGATGCCGCCTTCCAATCACAGAACATTTCTATCAGGTCTAACAAATTCATATCATCGACACCGTTTTTATGGTGTTCAGGATGATGCCTATTGTTAGCATAGTGGTGTTTTAATGCTGGAGCTAACTGTTCTAGTGCTGTTTTATATTCGGCTGATCCATACGTTAACCCCGATAGGGTTTTAGTGTGTTCAGTGAATAATGATACTTCTGGATCTTCTAGCTTAGATTGATCATGTTTTTCTTGTCGATCCATTAGCTTTCGTATGACGTTATTGATTAGGTTACGCACCCGTTCGATATGCCGCATGGTTGTAAAGTTTGTAGCTTGTTCTTCTAAAGTCATTACTCATCCCCCCACATAGTACGGGTTTTAGCTGGCTGATTTTCTGGCTGTGCTTCCTCAGCTTGCACGTTGCGATACAGTTCGTTAATGGTTTTGTTTAAGCGTTCCACATCTTTTGTTATGGACATTATCTTAGCAGTCTGCCACAAATGCAGACACCCCACCATAATAAACAGCAGTGCAATCAGTGTAGTCGGTTCTTCAAACATAGTTACATTCCCTCCTCAAAGAGTTTACCAAAATCGTTTGTACGCACTCCCTCTTTCTGTACTTTTTCATAGCGGGCGAACACTAATTTTTGATTGCTGCTTAGTCTGAACTTGATAAGTCTTCCACCGGGTAGCATGTATCCCTCTGCATCCACCATGATTACGTTTGCACCCCCCGCTGTTGGCACTAGTTCTAAATAGATCGGGACTTCCTTTTCTTCCTTATCCGTATAGACTTTGATTTCTCTAGGCATCATGTTCCTCCTTTGTCTTTTTAAAAGCTTCTAAAGCTGTTAACCGTTGATCGTTCATATTGACTTGATTACCTAATCGATCAACTATGTAGATCCTGAAGCTGTGCCTTGTTCCATCCCCATGCTCTGTAATTTTAACAGTCAGTGGACGGTGTCTACGTCTACCTATTTTAATTATTGATATGGACAATACGATAATAGCCAAAGCTAGAAGTATATCTGTCCATGTAGAAATGATTACGTGTGTCACATCGCCTCCCTAATTTTATGGTCTTCGCCTACAGCTATTCCAGGTACTTCTACTCCAAAACATCGGTTCATATGTAATCCAGTAGTAAATACCTCTAATCGGGCTATTACTCCCCTATCGAACTTTCGCCCATTCTCATCACAAGCAACCAACAACACATGCTCCCCATCTTGCTCTAACTTTAATCTTATGACGTCTACTTGTTTTTCTTCCTCATAAACTTCTACTTTAGCCATTGTTTCGCTCCTCTTCCAAGCGTTGTTCAATTAAGTCTGTTTGATTAGTGTCCTGCTGATACAACTGTTCCAAGTCTATGCCGATGGTTTGCTTGATTTCTTGTTTGTCGGTTAACATCCCCAAATGTTTCATAACCAACGGCAGCACAGTGGATTTACTTATCAGTTTGACTTTGTAACTCTCAGTTACGTTCCCATCGTTATCGGTGAACTTCTTTAATTCTATGCTATCGATTAGTCTCCCTATCTCTGGTGGAATGTCATCGGGGTTAATTACAGTGTATCCCACACCCGGTTTGAACGTGAAGTATTCTAGCGGGTTATGGAACAACGCTGTTTCCAAATACCTTAACACACTTTCAGCATCCAACCCTATTTTTTCAGCCCTTTGACGTATTGCTTTCCCTACCGCTGCTTGTATACGTCTATCCTTTAATAGTTTGTTTGCTGCATTACCCGGAATCTTATATCCAGCTTTCTTTGCAGCGTTCTTACCATTAAAAGTAGGATCAGCAAGTAACTCCACTACAAACATCCGCATCATAGGAGTTAACTTGTTTATGTCTGCTCCACGTTCCTTAGGTAGTAAATTTACGCTCCCCATTCTAAATCACCTTTCTACACCTCTTATATGCAACAGGGTAAAATTCCCTGGTTATTTCTCACTTGTTTCTTTTCCAACCATTAAAAAACTTCCCCACGACATAGCAAGCAGCACCATACAAACAACTTCAGATAGAACCAAAGTTATTCCAGTTACAGAACTACCCTTTGGAGCCATGTATTTAGTCCATTCGTTATTGCCGACTTTGTATTCCACTTCTTTCAAACCCGACAACCATTCAGGACCAAAAGCCAACACAGCAGAACGCACCAAAGGCAATGAAACAATCAAGATTAGGCACACACCCATCACCCCCAACAAAACCAACTGTTTTACACATTGAGCATTCATTTTATTAGTTCCTCTCTAAATTTAATAACAGTTCAACCATCTTCTGCCCTTCTTCAGACGTTGCATCCACTGACTCTAACGCCGTATTCAACGCCTTCTTCACTATCTCCACATCGTTATCCAAGTGTTCTAGTTTCATAATTTGAAATGATGCTTCTTCACCGGAAACGTGTTCTTTTAACTCTCTGTAACCCACCAAGGTTCCCTTTGAATCTTTCGCCGCTAAAATTACAGCGTAATCTTTTACCACATCACACCTTCCCTTCTTTTTTCAATTGTTTAATTTTTTCAGCAACAACCTTTTTGCACCATTGTCCTTGAGTTAGCTTTTCTTTAGCAGCTAGGATTCTAATGTCTTTCCATAGCTCTAACTCTGTAGGAATCTGTACACTCTTACGCTGCTTCAGTTTCTTCTCTCCATCTCTAACAACAACCAAAGAACCAACTCCTTTTAATTCAATATGAAACTGGGCCACGTCTCAACACAAATCATTTGAGGATGCTCAACTGGTCCGTTGTTTACAATACTTACCCTTCCCACAAATTCATTAACAAACCAAGCTGTGGAATACGGTGCAGCATCCATACGATCCCGAATAGCATCGTCTAGAAACATATTATATTCCTCTAAAATTTCATCGTCTCGAAATGCTTCCCCATAAAGACCACTGTAGAAATCTTCATAAAAATCCTCGTCGTCAAAATCATCATCATCGTTTATGAACTCTGGCGGGTTGTAATCCATTATCGTCTTTCTATTAGCTTCTTGCAACAATGTTATGATACGCCCCTACCAAATCGACAAAACGCCCCCTCTAAGGGCTTTCAGGGTTAGTACCCCCCTAGTACCACCCGTAAGGGCTAGAAACGTCTAGAAGGGGCTGTTTTGTCGATTCTAGGGGGTTATCAGGCAACATCTTACCCCCTAAAGCTCTGATACGGTCGAATACAGCCGATATAGGCGATTAGTTAGTTTCCACTTAACCACTTTCTTACGTCCTATTTGTTCGGGTATAAATTTGACTGCTTTGATTTTCTTTAAGAACTTCAGCAGCTTATCCGTTTCAGTTTCATTCAGACTAGCACCCACACCCACGTTGCCCTTGCTGCAACCCTTTTCATTATTCTCGTGGAGATGCTCAATAATGGATAGCGTTCTACCACGGGCAGTATCAAACGCCACTTGCTTAACCCGGTGCAACACTTCGTCGTCCACTCTGGATTTGTTCAGCACAAACGCTAGGCAAACAGCTAACCGCAATAGCTGCGTAACTAACCTAGCTCCAAATTCTCTTTCAGCCGTTTCTTCCTGTCGGCTACTTGGCCTAGCTCTAGTATACGCTACAAATTTTCCCAAGTTAATACACGCTCGTAATACGTTTGTGCTTACTCCAACCTTAACTAAGGATTCAATAGCATTATCCCGTAAGTAATCAACATACCCACCAGTTAGCTGCATTGCTTCACGCAACTTGGAATTATACTGGTTTTTGGTTTGCTCATCAGCTTCCAGTCCTAGGTTGGCTGCTGCTTGCTTTGCAACGTGCCAGAGGATCTTATCCTCTTCCCTATCGTCGATACCTTCCATGATAACACAATCTAAAAAACGTTCACCTAATTCGCTCTGGTCAATGCTTCTTAAACTACTAGTGCCACACAACAGCCACGTCATACGGATAGCGTTATATTCACGGTCAATACTATTGTTGTAATGGGACCGACTGACTCCATCATACAAATCACGGGCTTGACTAAGTATCTCTCCAAGGTTACCGGCTTGTAAGAGAGTATCACCATCTTTAACGATTAGAGTCTTACCGGAAATCTTACTGATAAGGCTATGATCCTCTTTACCATCAGCATCAGTTTTGAAACCACTGTGGAAACCTTTGATGGTACTTTTGGCTAGCGTATACTTTTTGCTAACGCTTAATGCTTCACACAAAGTAGATTTGCCGCAACTAGCAGGACCGATAACTTTAATCCATAGCTGGTCCCCGACTGCCCTAGTGCTGGCAATGCTTGCCAACATAACCGATAGGGCTTTGTCTAAACCATCGCTCCAACGTAGGGCAACTCTCCAACTAGTAATCAACTGCTCATAGCTTGTACAAGTTAGAGTATCCAACCCGTCAGCTTTTTCTACTTCTGCCTTTAACCACTTTTCAGGAACTGGTACGGTTTTACTCAATAAGGATTGTAATTGGTTAAGCTTGTACGTTGGAACATCATCAACAGGCTTACCATTTGGGTTAATGTAATCTCTTACATCAGTACCATCATCTAACTTAGGATCAAACCCACGCCTACCCCACTTGAGATAATGTATCTCAGCGGGCTTATCTTTCTGGGAAGAAAGTATACCGGTCACCCGCTTCATAGCTGCGTAACCTACGGCGGTTTGTTTCTTGTTGGTCTCCTTATTGGTTTTCGGATGGTCGCTGTCATACATTAGGAAAACGGTTTTACCTTCTGCAAGCTTTGCCCAACTAGCGGGAAAGACATTACAACCCGGCATTGCAATAACGCTACAGCCCGTTAATAGGTTTTCCTTTCTATTGGCTGTTGGCGTTAACCCGTCGTCTCCTTCTTTACACTTTCTAAGCGTTTCCCATAACGCCATCGCATCCCACGGTCCTTCACATATAAACAACGATCCTTTCTTTTTGTTGTATAGGTCGAGTCCATGCACTGCGTGTTTATGACCAGACGTAGCCCACAACTTTCCTTTGTTATAGCGGTAGGCTTTAGGGTGCTTAGATTTGCTGTTGGGCGTATGTGCTGGCACTAACCATTGTCCGTTGATTACCGACTTACACACCCCCCACGTCATCAGCGTATCCGGTTCTAGTTTTCTACTCTCTGCTAATTCTTCATAATCTTTCCAATCTGTTGCTTCATGGCTTACTTCCATTAACTTTCCGATGAAACTGTATTCGTTACCGCTAAAATCACAAGAGGGCTTTAAGCATCGGCATTGTCCTGTTGTTATTTTGATACTGAACTTGTTTTCCCCCCCACACCAAGGACAATCAGAGATTGCCTCAGTGTCGCCATCCCGATAACTTACATCCATACCATGTGAGATGTAAGGGCGTAGTTTGGCTGGTGTGGTATCCGTACTCTTTTTAGGCATCGTGAATCCCTTATACTTCTTGCTGTTGGTTATGAAATCGTTTTTCTGCTGCTTCGATTGCTTTAATTGCTGTGTTATGCACTTGCCCTTCCAACCAGGAAGCTATCTGTCGGGCCGTTTCAAAATCTTCCTTTTTTAATTCTGGCTGTGGTTTTGATGCGTACTTTTCCAATGCCATTTTTTGAAATTCTGATTTAGGTAAATATCGGTATTCGTGAATGACCCCATTTAATTCTATGTCATGATCCACTTCTGCTTTATGTAGTTCAGAATGATTGCAACGGGTTTGCATACCCGTTTTACCTAACTGGCAACTATTCCCACAGTGACAAACACAAAGTAAATCATCACCTACTGGTCTCAAAGTGATAACTTGCGGTTCTGCTTCCTCTGGCGGTTCTGCAAACCCGCTACCGGTTTGCTGTGCTGTTCCAGCTAGGTCTTTTGCCTCTGCTTCTCGGTTTCGGTTCTCTTCCTTAGCTAATTTAGTGTCAAACTTTTTAGGGTATCGAGTTTGTAGCTTACGAATGTTAGCTTCCATAACGTCTGCTAACTCGAACCCGGCAGCGTTACACATTTCCGCCACATACCAAAGTAAATCTCCTAGTTCCTCTTTAAGGTTTGTATTGTCTTTTTCTTGCCCATAATACAGCCACTTCTCCAAGTTGCTTGCTAGCTCCCCTACTTCCCCCGTCATACCTAGTACGGAATGCAGTAGTCGGGTAGGTAGGTTGGTGTAACTCCCTTTGTTGTACGCAATACGATCCCTCGAATAGTCCTGATCACATTCGGTACGGGCAGCTAGTTTTTGGTACTCATTCGGGTCCATTAGTGTTGTCCTCTTGATTTTTAATGTGACGGATTAAAGCTTCGTACATACCGTTGGAAACCATGATTTGAGAATTGTTTAATAAGTCGTTAGGAATTACTTGGTATCCCCCATCGTAGAAGTTTCCCATAATTTTTTCGTTGGCTTCGTCTGTTTGTTTCTGTACCTTATCAAACAGAGTTTTCAAATCGGTAAAATTTGTTGGAGTAGATTGGGTATTTGTGGCGTTTGTGTAAGACTTAAACAGTTTCTCTTGTTCTGTTTCAGTTTGTGGTGGTTTCTTTTCTCTTTCCATTAGTATCCCAATCTTACTTCCCAGAATAAAGTGTTATAACCCGGTAGGGTCCCCCAACAGGTTGAAAGGGCTGTTAATTCGATAACGTGAAATGGATAGCGGTCTAACAGTTCTTGGAGCCAGTCATAACTTTTAGGGTTTAAGTAGTACCGCAAAAGCTGGCTAGCCATTATACCAGATACCTGTTCCGATTGCATTTTCAATGCTTCCCGCATTGGCTTAGGAACACAAGTGTAAAACAACTGCAAACCCTTTTCAGTTTGCATTACTTCACCTTGGAACAAAGTCTTTTCAGTGGGGCACATAGCTGAGATATACCACTGTTCTTCATCATTACAGTGGATAAACTTATCATAGATTTGTGTTACTCCATGTTGAGTAGCATCGTAATAAGTCTTTCCACCAGCTACTCGATTTCTAACGTGGTACAGTTGCTCCACAGGATAATTATCAGCATCAGCCAACCAAAGCTTATAGGTGTTCCAAGTTGGTGAGCAGTTGCCAAACTCTCCTTGATCGTACCGATTAACAAAGTCACGCTTTGTCAACACTGGTAGGTATTTCATACTTTCCTCTTTTGTCAATTTTGTTCCAGTCTCTACCATAGTCTGAACCCCCTGCTCCTCTCCGTAGCCCACAGATCAAACACACAGTTTCAGAAAGATCGTAGCCACTGCTATGCCTATAACGGAAGTGACTACAAAAGAAACGCTGTCTAATAGATAAAAATAATTTACGCATTTCAGTCTTCACGGGCAGATAACGCATCTTGTTTGCTCTCCCACATTTCTTTACGTTTTAGAATCCAGTTTGTACCAGCAATACGCCAGTCCTCTTGACCTACATCCGTCATCATGTCTAGAGCTAAACCGTAATCTCTGGTCTTATGCCAAGAGAAAGCAGCACACATCGGGAACGCTACGTTCAACAAGAAAGGTTCGGTCCATTTCTTAGCGTAGTCGGTTACAAACTCTTTCACCTCACGGTCAAAAGTTTCCTTGTCGTTAACCAATGGGATGTGAGTCCAAGTGGAATCATAGTCTTTTTGGTGTGGGACTTCGTAAACGTCTTCTCCTTGATGGTTTTTCCCTGTTGGACCCGTGTAGTAGTTTAACCACTTATGCGGTTCCCACTTGTCTTTATATGCGTGCAAGTTGTTTGAGATTTGGTTGTAGACACCCACTTCCAAACCTAAGCAACAAGCAACATACTCTTGAAGAAACGAGAAGTGAACATAGTTTGCACCTAACGCTCCCCAAATCAAATCGTTACTGCGATTGGTAACCGTCATGTTAAGGTATCGGGGAACGTTGTGAGGTAAGTCATTACAGTTTTGGCAGGGTTCGTATACCGTATAAAAACCGCCTCCTTCTGGCATTGGAGCACCGGTATCAATTTCCATACCCCCTTCGCCCCCACACTCAGGACATACGCCAGTTTCAACTGAAAACATTACAGACAAGTTGCAACAAACGTCCTTGGAAGCGGGTGTCCCTTTACGAGCTACCCCCGTTCCTGAACAGTGTTTACAGTACGTGGATTCTGTTCCTGGGTCCACGCCTTTCCCTACACACCATGTACAACGTGTGTCGGGTTCTTTATCTATTTGTAATAAATCATCTTCCACATTCCACATTTGTAAAACAGCCCGCCGACTTGTTGGGTTGTTCTTCAAATGGTTGATAAGAATGTTGAGTTGATCTATTTCGTTGTAGTCGATGTAATCCAAATCAGTATCGAAAAACGCTTCTTTTGCTTTACGCCATCGGTAACCGTAAGCACCATTAAACGTCTCCCCGTCGTCGCTGTAGTTCTTCATATTGCTGTTGTAGGTATCGAGAGCAGCAACATCATTTCTACCTGCTAACATCCACAGTGCTTCAAATAAGTGGAAGAACGGGTTGGCATCTCTAGCAGTATTGAATAGCACCCGCTCTGTTGGATTTTCATAAGTTAAAATAACCGGTTCGGGTATCATCATCACTTCCCCATTACGGCTTGGTTCAACCTCAGTAAGTATTTCCCCATCGTGAATATCACTGACTAAAGCATAGAAAGCATTATTTATGTTTGTGTATCTACCGTGCATTGTTATACTCCTCAAACTGTTTGATTGCTAACAGTGATCCCCGAACAAACTCTAAAGGTTCTTCAATGTGGTGGCAGCAGTTTCCCTTTGTAGGAAATACAATACCTCTACCGCCTGCTGCTTTGAATTTCTGTACATTCTCTTCCTTATCGTCTATCAGTACGGTCCCCTCCTTTGCGAATAGATGTTTGTGTGGTGTGATTACAAACCGATCAAAGTCGGTTCCAAAGTAGTTCTTCAACCAGCAAGCTTTTCCAAAGTAGCTGTCGGCTGCTCTGTTCGGGCTAGTGGCAATCTGCCAATCGGGATCAAACTGCTCCACCAGTTCGATCAATTCGTCGATCCATGGCAGTGGTTCTAGCTTCAGCCAAAATCCCAACCCCACTTTGTAGACGTTGCGGTAAAGCGTAGGGGCTGAAACGTCGAAAGTGTGGGCAATGTCCCACACCCCCGGTGTCTGTTTTTCTCTCACTGCTTCACGGGTTGTGTCGTACAATTTGGCTACACCACCCACAAAATCGACTAAAACCTCATCCATATCCAAAATTATTTGCATCAGTTTAACGCTCCATTTCTAGTCCTTTTTGGTATGTGACCAATTACTTTGAAAGATTCTTCCCATTTCGGGCCAATTGGGTTTGACATTCTGTGGAGCATAGTCGATACTTCCCTTAGACGAAACGCAGCACACACAACACAACCCACCACATGAAAGCGAAACGATGAAAATTCAAAACGGCCAACACTTAGAGGGCACTTATTCAAACGGAATCAACACTTGGGCATTTTCTGGTGTTGTTGAATCCATTCACCACGATACGGCTGGTGGAAATTTCTCGACCGCTCGAATTATTCTTGATATGTCTTTTGATAATCGTAACGGAATTATGATGACTTTGGTTAATGGTGAGATGGTGGACGACCGATACACTATTGCACCGGTTGCGACAACTTTAGACGTTATTCGCATTATTAAAAACTATGTTGATCAAGGCAAACACTTCCGTAACAAATTGGTTTCCATCAGTTACGTTTTAGCTGACGGGTTTACGGCTGTTGAAAATCGTAGAGATTGGAACCAGTTTACTACCGAATTCCATAAAGACGGTCAAAATGTCACCTATCTTTTCCCTGAAAAATATAGTGTGAATTGGTCCAGTAAAACGGGCAAACCCAAAACCCCCCGCATGGTTAAAAACTAAAATTCTGATCCTTTGAAGCTTGCAAACTGAAAACCGGAAGACTAAACTTCAACTGTAGCGTTCAACGGGGAACGCCACACTTTACCACTTTTTTACTAGGAGATTTGAGTTATGACTACCACGGCCAAAAAGACCACCGCCAAGAAAACCGCCACCAAGCCCGCAACCGCCAAAAAAGCGACTGCAAAGAAAACCACCAGAAAACCCGCTGCCAAGAAGACTACCAAACCGGCAGCTAAGAAAGCTAAAAAGCCCGCTGCTAAGAAATCTACCAAACCCGCTAAGAAAAAGGAAGGCGAGAAAATCACCGGCACTGTTCGTTCTCACGATCTAAAATGGAACGCTAAAAAAGTTGCAATTTTCAAAGCCCTCAAAGGGTTGAAAGCAACTTCAGCAACTTCGGCTGCTGGCACGAAAGCTGTTGCCGCAAAAGCAAACGTCACTACGAAGGATGTGCGACACTACGGCTATCACGCCAAAGCAGCCGGATTGATTGGCTTGGCTGAAATTGAAGACGTTCGGGGATACTCTTTCTACCTGACTGCTAAGGGTTCCAAAGTTGATTTGAAAACTGTTCTCAAAAAGCAAAAGTAAACTGGTCAACCATTGTACCACACCCCCCGCCTTAACCGGTGGGGGGTTTTTTTACGCACCTACAGAACGCCCACAAACGCCCTCTAAGCCCCTTCACGGGTTCAACCCTCTAATACCACCCGACAAACAGCAGCTAGCGTTAAAAGGGCTATTCTGTCGATTTGGGGGCATCCCACGGTCTAGCTACCCGTGCTGTGTAGGGCTGCTTGGCTGCTATGCTCTTGATTACAGCCCTACCCGCCTTACTGACTTTGGGCAATTCTTGCTTGCCCATTTTGTCGGGCAGCAGCCCCACCCGATAGCTGACCGCATCACAGCCCTTACACGGGCCAAAGTCACGTTGTCCATGGTAAAGCTTACGCCTAGCTACTCTGAACGCCACACCGTCCCATATCTCGCCTAGTGAGCTACGTTGTACGTTGCCGCAACCGTAAACCCCTTGCCAATCGTTACAGCAAATTGCCACGTTGCCATCCCACCGAATACTCATTTCCCTAAACGGTTTGGCACACTTACAACCAGTAGCGTTATCGTTTGGCGGTCCCCCACTGCCCGCATGATTATTGAGGGTTGAGTGCGTTCCTTTACTTGCTTCGGCAATATCGGCAACTACCACCAGCAACCGTTCCTTAAGCTTTCTACGTTTGTGGGGGTTACCCTCAGAATTTTCTGGGTAGTAAATTGGGGTGTGTTCGCCACGGTAGGCTTTCAGAATCTTGGGGACCAGCTTGATTCCCTGGTAGTTATCTAGGGCAAGGACGTTTAGGTGTTGCAGTGCTTTGTCGATCAACCCCACATCTTTAGCGAACGCCAATCCGTTGCTTGTCATCATCATGGATGTTTTTGGTAGTCTCTTTCTGAACACCTTAAGGATTCTTAGCATGTTTGGATTAGCTGACGGTTCACCGTGCATAGCAAATTCTAATCGCGGGTTCCAACCTGATTCTTTAATACGGTTGGCTATTGTTTTAGCTAGCCCGACTGTTAGGAATTTGTAATTGTTCTGCTTTCCACGAATAGCATTCAACCCGCAAAAGCTACAACGCAGATTGCATCCCTCTGACAACTCTATCTGCATAGCAAACGGTGGGTCCTGTTTTTGATTAGACATAACCGTTTTCCTTTCTCCAAGCCGTTATTGATTTTTGGGATCGTTTTGCAAACGTAACATGGTAATCCCTACCTTTTAGATAAGATAAAAGACCAGGATACTCTTGCATAAACCATTTACAATTTTGTCTTAGGTAAGGAAGACGGTATTCAAGACTTCCAATCCCACCTTCTTCAAAGGGGGTTTTCATAGGTTTCAAATGCCTATTGACGATAGCGTGTCCATACCGTGCTACCACGTCAATGGATTTATACATATCTTCAAGCATGATAAATTTTTTAGGAAGCCATAGGCTTTTATCATTTTTGTAAAGAGAAAATTGAGTTCTAACGTATGTCCATAACGCCCACTTATTTGCCCGAAAGAAATAATTCTCTTCTCCTGAGAATCCCGCATTGATCGTGCCTAGTTCGTCAGCGTAATCCATGGTTTCATTAAGGTATTTCCATACTTGTTTTTTGGTAGCCATGTTTTTGAATTCTTCACGCCAATTTACCGACTTGTCTTCAAAGTCTAATTTGTCACTACTGAGTTTAGGATTAAGACAAGTTAAATATTGAAGATTGTCATCTAGCCACAACATCCATTTTCCCTTAGCTGCCAGCTTACGAGAAATGTAATCCCGTTTATAAGCTGCTCCAGTTGGTGGACCAGTAGCCCCCGCACAAATTTTGATATTAGAGTTAGGAACTTTGTAGTCTTTATGGATATGACGTTTCTGGTTAGCGGTATCGCAAACTAGCACAAAATCCAACCCTAACTTGTCTGCTAGTAAATGTGAACGTAGCCGGGCTGTTCCTCTAGTAGGTATGTAGGCAATCATTTAGCTGCTCCTCCTTTTCTTGCGGCTTGTAACCATTGGACTCTAACGTCTTTACGAGTCTTCATTCCTTGCCAATAGTTGCTAGTGCTTTTAGTTTCTTTATCAACCACGGTTACAAAGTCAGGAAATGCTTTGTGCAACCCGATGGCTCCTTTTGCTTGTACTTCTGGCGTGCGATAGGTACTGCACCCCCCACTATCACCGCTAGCATTTTGTCTCCATACATAGTTTTGGATTACACGATTTGGATACCCGTCTAGTAACATGCTGAGTGTAAAATGAAAATCTTCCATAACCGGCAGTTGATCAAATCGATTCCCTGAATCTAATACAAACAATCGATCTAGATAATGAAAGTTATTGACTCTGATACAATCAACAAACAAACCACCGTATTCCATAACCCCTTTTCTGGGGGAAGAACCATCTAAGCGGTTGTTGCCGTTTCTATCGCCTACGCCACCATGGATGAACCCCGCTGCAACACATTCTTTAATCAGTCTTAGTAACTTGTTTAAGTTTGGATACTCTTGCAGCTTGGGCTTTGTAATGTCTGGGCGATACTGGAACCGCATATCATCATCGGACATTATTACAATATCTGCTTTTGATTTTTCTAGTATCCATTGTCGGGTTTTACCGATTCCTTTCTTAGGGCAACCTAAAACCCTATCGTGATATTTTTTATGGTGTTTAACTTCGTCTTTAGGACACACCAATGTGGGAATATGTTTAGAGTGGTTCAAGAATTGTTGCAATGTGATTTGTTTGTTAAGCCCTACCCTACCTAATGTAGGAATGTAAACTTTTGCTTTGACCATTAGACCGCCTCCTTGTATTTCTGTTTAGCCCTACCTTCTCCCAGAAGGACGCGAGTGTATTTGTCGAATTCGCATAAGCAGTTTTGGTAATCGATAGCTTCAAGACGTTTAGAAATTTTAGAGTCTAAAAGAATACTGCAATCCCCCATCATAGTTTCCAGTTCTGTTATAAACTGTTCCTGGTTCAACCCGGCATCAACTTTCCGCCCTAGTAGTCTGTTCATGCCCCTACGTGAACCAGGACCAATAGGAGCCCACGTCTTAGCGTCTTTCCATTTGCCTTTCATAGCCCATCGTAAATCCGAAATGATCTGTCCCGCCATAAACGTGCCGATGTGCGTATATGGTAGCAAAGCGTTTACACAATCTTCCATGCTGTCGGTGTTTAACTCTGGCGGATCGTCAATAAATTGCTGAGTTGTTTCGTCAATAACAGTGGAATACTTATTTGGGCTGTTGCTGTTCTTGCCCGTAATGATGTAAGCACCGTTAAAGATTGGAACATCACTTGCGGCTATAGAAGCTAGTACACGTTTGTATTTACGGGGTTGCCATGTGGTTGGAAAACCAAGTGCTTCTAACGTGCTAGGTTTATTGAAATGGCGAGCAATGATACAAGCTATCAAAGCGTTTTTGTGATTGTAGTTTGGTTTGTACCAATGTTTCAAAATCCACTTAGAAACTTTGTCATCCATTCTACGAACATTGCAGAATCGAAACTCATTAAGGATTTCATCATCGGTCCACGGTCTTGGTAGTTTCTTCTTTCTTGCTTGGCGTATGCTTTCACGTTCTTTAATCCAATATAACAATCGTTGCTGTGCTGGCAGTTTGATAACCTTACTGATTTTCATACCGCACCTCCTCTAGAACCTAGTTTAGCTTTAGGACCGCCTAACACAGTACAATCCCTGAACTTGCCGGACTTACGCATGTTTACAAACTGTAATTGTAGTTCCTCATCAGAGATAAGAACCATTAGTCCCATCTGCCTCAAATGTTTTCTAACTTTAGGAATCAACCCTTCTGCCAGCCAACCATCGATTCCTATTTCGTATCGCAAGCTGATGTAAACAAATGTTGCTTTGAATGCCCATACTCTTTTTTCCGATTCTCTCATTTCAATCTTCCTTAAGCTGAAATAAATAAATGATCAGACAACAGTAATTGACAACATAATTCGTTAAAAGAGGATTTTAGGTGTCTTTTTCTGAGTTCGTTAATGTATGCAAATTCGGCAGCCTTATTTAACAGTTCTTCTGGAGTACCTGCCCAATGGTTGTTATCGGGAATAAATCCAATATCAGAGGACCACCTTACAAGGTCCTCAAATTTATTTTGAAAGTCGAAACATACATCGTTTACCTCCAGCAGATGTTCATGTTTATCATCTATCACAGTTTCATCACCGTCATCGTCATAGCCATAATCCGTAAGACATCCATAATTTGATTCTTCAGGACCCTCAAAATACTTATATTCTTTATCCTTCTCTCGTTCAACATCCAGTTCCTCAACTGCCTTCTCATATAAGTCTTCATTTTCTTTTAACCATCTAACGATCTCTTCCCCAGATTTCCGTATGTTATTCTTCAGGTCTTCTCCATCCAGAAACCACATAAAAGTGCTTTTCAATTCGTCCAAACCTATATAAGACTTTAGGTCCTCTATAAAAAGGTAGGAAGGACCACCATCGCATTCTCCTAACGGCCAAGTGTACAGAGTGTTTCCCATTTGCCATACTAGATATTGGTCAGCCCAACCTGGACTATCTTTCCAAACATATTTAACCCTACCCCACACTTGTCCTCTAAGTTCAACACAATCCGACGTTTCTGCTTCAATCGGTAAGAAAGGACACTTGATTTCTAATTGTCTGAACACGGACATAGTGACTTGTTTTTTAGCTAACCTTAAAATTTTCACGTCTATAGTCGCCGTTTGTAAAACAGCGTACTCCTTATTTAATCTTGGTTTCGTAGTTGAATCATTCATTCTGTTTCACTCCAGTTGTTAGGATGATGATCGATCCCGCAAGTTAGTTTAACTTCGGGAATTAAGTCTTTACCGATTGATTGCATTAGTCCCCGCACCATTTCAACCCGTGGTAAGTTTGCTTTATTAGGTCTAGCTGGAAAATCTAATACGATTTCGTCATGGACCTGCATAGTGATGAAATGGTCTTGCCCGGTTTTCTCTGTAAGCCGTTTGAGGTATCTATCCACTTTCATCATAGCTTGACCCATAATCCAACATGCTGTTCCCTGTACATGATAGTTTAATGGGACAGTGGGTGAAATCTTACCCCGGTCAAGTCTAGGGCATTCCAGCGGGTAGCCCGTACTACTGTCCACAGACTTATCGGGCATTGTGTAAACGAATCCATGTTCGTTTGCGTGTTTGATATAACTTTTGTTTAGCTTAGATTTCTCAGTTAAGCGTTTAGCAACTATCCTCTGTGCTCCTTGAACATGATAGGCAAAGTCAGCAGTACCGCTACTCTCAACTGCTCCATACAGTTCTGCAAAGTTGCCAGCTTTAGTCCACCCGTACCAAGTGGATTTATATTTCTTAGCAACGTCTACCCCGTGTTCCGCAAACATTTCTGGGTGAAGAATATCGAACACTAATAAATGGTAAGAACCGTAATACGGTGGCTTATCGGGGTTCTCGAATAGCTCTAGCATAGCGGGTTCTTGACATTCATAAGCCGGAATACGCAATTCCAGATTATCATAGTCTAACGCCCACCATTCTCTCCCCGGTGCAGGACCGAAACAGTAACGTAAATTAAACCCCTCTTGCTTGCTGATGTTTTGGCTGTTGGGGTTGTTGCTGCTCCACCTCAGTGTGTTAGTACCAGTAGGATTTACTGAGGGTTGCAGTTTGTAATACCCGTTCCCTACATCAAACCAAAAGCGTTCATACCCTTCCATATAGTTTAGGGCTGTATCTCGTTTGCGTTTGCTGCGTAAAGCCCTAACGAACTTCAAACGAATGTCTCTATGGGGCAGCGTTGCTTCCCAATGTTCTAGTACCCCTTTGTCCATTGACGGGTTGCCGGTCTTTTTAGATTTCTTGATTACCGGCAGTTCTAGTTTATTAAACACTGTATCAGTTAAAGATTTGTTGTTTCCCGATTTTGGTAGCCACAAATCAGCATCAAACACTTTAGCGATAGTTACGCAAGTGTTTTCAGCTTTTTCTGATTCTTCAATGTATTCCTTAGTTAGTTGATCCAATCGAGATTTGTTTAGTGTTACTCCCCGCTCTTCCATGTTGTATGCGATAGGTAAAATTCTTACCCGTTGTTTGTATAGTTTCCACAGACCTCTATCTTTTAGTTCGGCTTTCATCTTATCGAACAAGTAATATGTGGAAGCACTATCATAATCTGCATACGTTGCAGTTACAGTATGCCAAGGATGATCTTCTGGATAGCCCTCTTTCTCTGCTATGGCTTTAGGCAACCACAAATCATTTTTCCAAGCAGTACCTTTAACGCTTGGCATATCGGGCAAACCAGCTTTAGCTATACGCCAATCGGTATAGTCTCTACGGACGATTGTACGAGCTTTGTTGCAAGCATCCTTTAACACTTGTTCATATTTGGCTATGTCTGTATCCAGATAGAGTAACGACATAGTGGCTAAGTCGTGCGGTTGACTGCTGTGCAACAAGTGTCCCGCTATCAAAGTATCATCTACCTTAGACCAATCCCATTTGAAATCATTGCCAAACGTAGCTTGTAATGCCCTAACATCAAACTTGGAATTCTGTAGTCTAATCTTTTTAGCATCACCGATTAACTCCATTACTTCGCGTTTGTCTTTACGTGGAATTCTGGGCTTTCGTGTTAATGGATCAACCTCCCATTCCCAAGTTATGTTTTCTGTTGGCGTATAGGTCGTAACAATGAATACCCGACTTCCATGGTGTAAGTCTAACCCCGTTGTTTCCGTATCTAAAGATATGATCATTTGGCTGGCTTTGGTTTTGGCTTTGACTGTGGTGGGGGATTTAATGCTTCTATAATTTTATGGTGCAAATGGTCTTCACAACGAGAACACAAATCCAAAAACCTTTTTTCGATGTGTTTACCTTCATGCTCAACTTTTACTTGGTACAGTTGGATAGCGGTTTCTTTTCTTTCGCAATGGTCACAAATTCGCATTACATTCTCCCTAACTTATCTACAATGTTTTCTAGCTCTATTTCTAAATCGTTCTGACGGTCCAGAATTTTACTCACCATTTCTAACAGTAGTCCTAAAGCTACACGGGTTGCCAGATTTTGATCTTTAAGCTGTACCGATAATCTTTCTACCCGTTCTTTATCAATGTCAGCCATAGTCACATTCCTCGTTTCTACATACGTCATTTTTGAAACCGTGGTGGATGAACCCGCATTTAGGACAGGTCCACTTTTTGTACTTAGGAACAAAGTCATTAAGGGTTACAATTTTACCCTTTGATCCATCGTTGAATACCTTCCTTTCATTGCTACGTCTTTTTGGTTTCTTACGTTTTGGCGGTATAGCTACTTTCTTGCGTTTCTTTTTTCGCATTGTGTTCCTTTCAGTAATCAGTGGTCCCCCTGGGACTCGAACCCAGAACCAACACGTTATGAGCATGTTGCTCTACCGATTGAGCTAGGGGACCAAACCGGGCTACCTAAGTAACCCGGCAGAATAACTATTCGTCTTCTTCAAGTTTGTCCCACGATACATCTTCGTAATCGTGTTCACCGTCAGCAGAGCGTAGATTTACAGTTCTTTTACGTTTCAGAACTTTAGTAACTACGCAATCAATTGATTTACGTTTGCCTTTGGGCTTGTACTTATAAGTCTCCTTCTTAGCGGGTTCCCAATCGTCTTCATCATCTCCACCTTCATCATCATCACCATCTTCATCATCATCTTCATCTTCATCATCTTCATCATCTTCATCATCGTCTTCTACTTCTTCAACATCATCATCCTCATCCTCATCAACTTCTTCTGCATCATCATCTTCCTCAATTTCGTCATCATCTTCAGCGTCTTCAGGATCGTAATCTTCTAATCCCTTACCGCCGTTAAAGTAAGTGTTGATATATTTTTCATCTTTGGAAGCACGGGTACTGAATCGGAAAAACGGTTGTTCTTCTTTCAATTCAGCCACCAGTTCTTCCAAGTCGTCTACCGTTGCATCAGAAGTGTCCCCCCCAAGTTTACGAATCTCATTTAGCACCCGTTCGATTTGTTCATCTAAACTAGCCCAACTGGTTTTACATACTGGAATTCTAACGGTTGCCCGTCCCCCACTATGTTCTTTAGGTTCAACACAAATACCCGTTGCCACAAAATAATATTCCCCAGTATTGTCTCCCTGTTTGTATGTGTCGAATTTACATTCAGTGAGTTTAGCAATACCGTTTTGAATACCTGCTGGAAGATCAAAACTCCCATAATTAGTTTCGTCTGTTCTGTGCTTCGCTACAGCCTTTTGTCCTGCTTTACCAACTTTGGATGCGAAGCTGTTTTGTCGTTTACTTTTAGCCATTACTGAATTTTCCTAAAAAATTGAAACTGAAATTGAGTTACGTTGTCGTTCTACATTTTACAAAGTCTTCAACTACATTCCCGGTAAGATCGCTCCTTCATTCTTTGATATAGGGTTGGTGGTGGTTTCTCTGGCAATTCTTCTACATCTCCCAAGGCTATAAGAATTTCTTCTCTAGCTATGTTCATTTCTTTTGGAGCATCGATCCCTACTCTGACATAGGTATTGTGGATTTCTAGTATTGTAACCTTTATATCGTTTCCAATATGTATGGCTTCAGATTCTTTTCTAGACAATACTAACATTCATACTCTCCGTTAATTACTTGCATGATTTTTGAGTAGTCAGGATCGATAATCATTTCTGGCTGTTTGTACTCTTTAGGCACTCGAAACTTTGTTTGGTACGTCGCATCGGGCATAGTACGCAAACAGTATGTAACGCCTGGAACCTCTATTTCTTTTTTCTTTTCCCCCTTCCTAGTCTTAATAGTTTTTGTGATTGTCTTTTGTTTCTTGTACGTCTGACAAACGTAATCACAAACATGGTTAACCCATCCAGCAATTGAAGGGGTAACACCCGGTCCAACTAATGGAGTTAATACTTCTCCATCGTTCTCGCCTTGAAAAGTTCTTTGTTGGGCTATCAACACAGTCTTGCAATCTAGGTTGAGAATTTCTCTCAGTCGTTCTTTAACTTGTAGCCCTACCGTTTGCCAATCTTCACGGGCAGCCATTCCCCACGATCCTTGAGCGGGCAACTCCTCTAACCCTAGTATCTCTTTCATTACTTGGTCCTGTAGCCCGGTAAGATGGTCTACCACAATGGTTGCAAAAGTACCCGTCTTCCGTTGGTATTCAGCTACCTCCGATAATTCACTACTGTCCTTTACATTCAGTTTAGTGATTGTTTTTCTGTTTTCAGGAGTGTCGATTGATTTCAACTCTCCTGGTTTCATACACCCGCTGCTAAGAATTGATAACAAGGGTTTTGGAAACGTGGAATAGACTGTAGTTTTACCCGAACCGCTCAAACCATAAAGAGCAAACCGCATCCCCCCGGTATCTTCATCTATACGTTTTAGTTTAGACTCAAACCCGGTAGATTTAGGGCTAGTCTTTTTTACTGTCTTCTTTTTACGCCTTGGAGTTTGTTTAACTGGTCTGGGCATTACACATCCTGTAATTCTGGGAATAATTGATCGGTATATTGCAACCCTAAGTCGTCGCCTGTTTGCAGATAGTTATCTAAGCTGGTGGACCTGCCTTCAAACAGTGGGTTCCAGATACCGAATGGAGTACGATAGTTTTGAACCATTGACGGTTTAGCTTCTCTTTCTGGGCAAACTAAATCCCACCAGTTACATAGTTCCTCAAGACAAGGTTGCAGGAATGTTTCTTCATACACTTTCATATCGGTTTTAGTAATGTTTACTTTCCACCGCAAAAAGAAATAATCGGTATCTTCCTCAATGCACCCCTTCAAACGTGCATAGTAATCTTTAGACGATTCTCCTTTGGGATTCTTCTTAGTGGGCTTATGCTGTCTGATGCTATGCTTACCCCCAGCAAGCGGTCGCCGTACTACATTATATAGCACTTGACCTACTTTGTCATACCGGGAACGTAAAGCAATCACATAGAGCATTGTTTGCAAATCAAACGTCAATTGTTTCTCAATTTGCTCCTCCTTAATCAGCCCTTTCGTTTTGTTTTCTTTCAGGACTACCTTACGCACACCCTCTTTATAAGCACTGTCCCACTTACCTCGTAAGTAGACTACCCTGCCGCTAGGCAGTGTGTAAGGAACGCAAAATGCTTCTTCTTGCAAAAGTTCTTCAACATCGTTCTCCTCTTCCCAATGATTCACGTATGTACTGAATTGTACTTTGCAGACTTGATACCACTTCTCAACTTCCTGTTGCTGCATCGGGTATTGGTCACGTAGTTCCTTAGCAAAAGCTAATAGCTGTTTTTGCCAATCGCCACCACCCGAAAACACTTCCTCACACAAATGCCACATATTACCGTATTGTAACGCATGACTAAATTCGTCAGCGGGTTTCAACCCTAACACCGTCAGCAGTCTAAACCGTTCCTTACAGCAAATGTAGCCCGCTAACAGGCTTTGTGTTATGCCCCCTTGGGGATCGTTTGATTCTGGTCCTTTCCATACGGTGGGTCGTTTAAGTGTTTTCCCTTTAAGGGCTTGTTTTAGTGTCTTCTTTTTCTTCGGCATTGAGTATTCTCCACACCCTATTTATTTGTCTAGTTTTAGTAACCCTATCTGAGGACACAACTTGAATTCTCTTATGGAACCGCAAAGAGTTTAATACGTCTCCCAATATTTTGCTTCTTCCTTTTTCTATTTTTATCGCTAAGGCAGTTTCCTTTTTGCGGGAATTGTTGTGTACCTCTACTGCCCTACCTTGGGGAATATATTTAGCACATGCTAAATACAACTCTTTATCTCCTACCGGTTGGTTGAGAGTGATATACTCCAAAACTTTTTTACTTACGTTCTCTCGATAGCCTAGATAACGATCCTTGAATTGACGTGCCCGCTTTTTTGATTTCGGCATAAATATCCGATCCTTTCGTTATATGTAGGTCGCCTAGTGTGGGATGAATAGTTAAAATTTCCTCTACTTTTTTCAATGCCCTACTAAGTTTTTCTCCTGGATTATTAGGACGACTGACTGACTTTCCTTTAGAAGTCTTATTGGCTTTTTTCTTTTGTTGGTTTGTTTGGGATTTTATGTAAGCAATCTGATCCACTTCAGTATGATATTGTTTGACTTTCCTCATAAAGGATACAGTTTGGTCATAATCTAAAGTTCCGTTACTAGAACTATAGTAATCGCAGCAACTCCTAAAAACTTTATGATTTTTAGAGATAGGAGACATAGTTAGCCATACATAATCCTTTAGAGTACCATTGAATCCCAGTTTAGCGGCAGTCATTTTCAACCGGTTTACTTGAAACCTTTTTCCTAGGGTAGCTAGGGACACCTTAGCTCTTTTCGCTGCTTCTTTTTGTGTAATACCTAAGAATTCAACTAATCCAACTGCCATTTCTAAACGCTCTTCCCCAGTTAGCGGTATTTGGCTTTCCATAGAGTTACATTCAAAAGCAATTAACCGCATTTTTGCTTCATCGTCACAACTGATTATATAACATTCCACCCCTTCAACTTTAGCTCCTACGGCAGCTTTTGCCCGATGTAGTCCAGACAAAATAACTTTGGAGCCATCCGATTTTAGAGAAACAAGAATTCTAGGAAACGTGTTCCCATTCTTCATAGATTCAGTATAGCTAGTAATTGCTTCCTTACTTTTTGATAAATCTATTCTGCCAATGTTAGCTTCGCTTTCTTCCCAATCGATTTCAGATAAATCCACAATATCGATAAGGAATTCTTGCTGGTAGTCTTTTAAGACTTGTTCGCAGATAAGATGGTCAGAAAAGGTTAACACTTTTTTTGTTTTTTTAGACATTACAGAGTCTCCTCAATTGCTTCTTGAAGTGTAATGATACAACGATGGATCATTATAGGTTTCTGACTTGCATCAGCACCCATAATTACGGCTGGATGGCTGATGTTCACGATACTTCCAAATGGTGGTAAATGCTTTGCAACTAATGCACCCACACCCACAATCAATTTAGGTTTGGCGATAGCAATGAATTCTTGCAATCGATCATTGCAAGCTTGGATTTGCTTCTTGTCTGGTTTAGCGTATTTGGTTCCCCTTTCATCTTTAGGCAAACAAGCTACCAGGTGAGTAAAAGCACAACGCACGTCTTCCCCGATTGAATCCTTAATAAGTTGGTCTAGATACTTACCGGCTGGTCCTTTGAATGGTACACCGGTTACGTCGTCACTTTGACTAGGGGCTTCCCCAATAAACAAAACATCACAAGGAATCTTACCCCTTGCCATAACTACCCGGTTACGATTCTCACATAAAGAACACTGTTCACACTTTGACCATTTGGCTTTATGCCGTTTGTACCTCCCCATAATTAGTCTTCCCACTTTCTATCTAGTTCAACATCTAACCAGCGTTGTCGTTCAGCAAACACCGGTAACATTTCTAGAGTTATATCTTTTTCGTTTTTTGGTATTCGCTCATCTTGCCTGATTTCTAAAGTTAGTTCGGGAGTTGCTGCCACTATTTCCTCGTCTCCCCTAATTTGGGTTAAGCAACCACAACCCATACTATCCCACCCGTCTTCTAGATCGAACATTTTGCCAGCAAAGTAAAACAATGGAGAAGCGTCTTCCCAGCGGTTTTGAATAACTTCAGAAACCACAGATTCGATTTCTGAGTTAGGGTGATTCCATAACTGTTCTACAATTGCTGACTTGATATCCAGAATGTCTTGATCGTACCGGTCCACGTTAATTACCTCCATTTTGTTGTTTACAAACTGTAGCAATTAACAACGCATCGGCTACAGCCCGTTGGACTTTTTGAGTCTCACCCCACAAATCCAATTTGGGGTACATACGCTGTGCTATGTCTCTTAATCTACCCTTCCACTTGTAATCGTTCTCAGTCTTTTTTCTGGGGGAAATAGAAAGCAACCTATGCCACTTGGTGGCGGGTAAATCAACTGTAGGTAGCTCTAACGCACTGCAAGCCATTTGTAACTTGGTGTAGCTGCCGTACAGCTTAGACATAGCTGCTTTGCCAGAACCCTTAAACCCTGGATTGATTTGTTCTAACACAACCCTAGGATTACGAGTACAGTTCCCAGCACTTTCTAACCAGTCTAGTATATCGGTATTGCTGTCGGGCATTTCTGTCCACAGTACCTTACCCCCTATTAGGGCAACCATTGCACCATTAGCACCAGGATCGATGCCTATGTAGGTTTCGGAGGGCAGGGGGGGTTTACGTTTCTTACGCTTCATTATTCCACCCCTGTTGCGAAGATGTGCCACACATACCCTTGGGACTGTACGGTGGTTATGTGTCTTATAGCGTCTTGGGGTACTTCATGCCCAGTGCCTACAATAGCTAGGCTGATTCTCCAAGGATTTTCTAATGAAGGTTGTGTCGGAATCTTAACCCACATCTGTAGTTCCCCGTTTTGGAACTGCATATCTAGCAGTTCAGATTCGGCAGGAACCTCTATGGTTTGAGTGGCTGTTACTTTTACCGGGTATTTATAGATACGGTATTTCATTTGTTCCCCACTTGAACGGTTATGGTTTCTTCTACAATTCTGATTGATACTTTGCGTTCTCGTTTGAAAGCTTCGTTGCGAATCTGGAGAGCCATTACATGAGGCATACAGTCATAATGTTTTCCTCGTACAATTTTGAATCGGGTTTGTGAAAGCCATCGATCCCACGGGTATTTAAGGTTCCACGTCTTTTGGCTTTTCTTGTTCTTGTCTGGAATAGGTTTCTTGAACGGTCGTGGTTTCTTTCGTCGTGTCACATTCTCTCTCCTATTGAAAAGTTGGTTGGTGGTGGCAGCGGTGTATGTATAATATACCACAACTGAAAGCAGCCAGCAACCGCAAAGCAGACGGGCTAAAATCACTGCCCCTAGATAATAGGGTGTAAAATAGCCAAAAAATTTTCAGGGTTGCATTCAAACCAATTAGCTATTATAATGACTACGGGTAAGTGTGTTTGTATATATATGTATATATATGTACTAGGGCGTTTTTGCCTTGGGAACGATCATCTTTCTGTGGTGGGAAGATTGGCTCCGTCGGGTTTTATTCTTTTTCCCGGCGGGGCTTTTTCTATGCCTCTACCCTACCCCCTCTTTTCACCCGCTCAAATTTTTTCACATCTGGGCTTGCGGTGTTTTTGTGTGTGTGTTATACATAGCGTTCACAACTAACGCTTGCCATTGTCGGTAAGCACCACCACCACCATTTTTCAAGGAATGAAAGTCATGGTCAGAGTTGTTCGTACCCCAATTGGTTTAGGTGACTACGATTATGCGGAACCTAATTACGGGCCAATTACGGTTCCTGAAACCAAAACCAAACGGGCAAAAGCTGAAGAAAGAGAACCCCACCACACCACCCCCACTAAACAGAAAGTGAAAAAAGTTGTGAATGCTTCTAATTTCGGTCGCACCATCTAGTACACCCCCCCCATTTCTTAATTGCTTTTTACCCCAGAAATTCTAAAGGAATTTGTTGTAATGGCTAAACAACGGAAAACAAAACGCAATAGCGGCAATCCCAACGCAAGTAAAACCACCCGTAAGAAACGCAAGATGCGTCATGCTGCCAAAGAGGACCGTCCTGAAATTTACCCCGATGTTGTTTGCAAAGTGCTAGATGGGGAGGAAGCACTGACAGCCGATCAAGCTAAAGAGTTGCTAGGCTGGGAAGAAGTTGAAACCGGCAGTCGATTCAAGGATCTAAACGGTAACGGTATTTACTGTTCCAACAATCTCGGTAATCGACCATTGACTATGTCGAATGTCAAAACCATCTCGCAAGATATTCTACGCGGTAAGTGGAAACTGAATTGTGAGAATATGATTATTGGTAAGACCGGGCAAACGCTGAACGCACAGCATAGGTTGATTGCTCTAATTTTCGCTGTGCAAACTTATAACAAGGAACCCGATAAATACGAACATTGGTCCAAAGAACCCACCATAGACACCCTACTAGTTCTGGGGGCTGACGAATCTGACGAAGTTGTAAACACGATGGACACGGCTAAACCTCGCACGTTAGCGGAAGTGATATACCGGTCCACGTACTTTGCAGACTTGAAACCGGTAGACCGTAAAAAGGTTGCTAGGGCTGCTGACTACGCTGTTCGTTTGATGTGGCACAGGACCGGGGCAGAACACAATTCTTTTGCTCCCCGGCGTACTCATGCTGAGTCTTTAGAATTCATCGACCGACACCCCAAACTTTTAGAATGCGTGAAGCATATCGTTATTGAGGATGGCGATAAAGGTTTGATTAAGCGGTTCCTACCTGTTGGTTCTGCTGCTGCGTTGCTATACCTTATGTCAACTGGCAATAGCGAATTAGCAAAGTACAGGGAATCTGATAAACCTAGTGAGGACGATTTGACTTTTGATCTCTGGGATGAAGCTTGCGATTTTTGGGTAGGACTGGCACAACAGTCTAAAGGGTTTGAACTGGTTCGTAATGAGTTAGCAAACCTTATGGAAGACTTGTCAGCTAGCTTTGCTGTTCGGTGTGCGTTGCTTATCAGTGCTTGGGAAGCTGTTTCCAACGGTAAAAAAATTACCCCCAAGGTTCTGAAGCTTCAATTTGAAACGGATGACGATGGATTCAAACAATTTACTGACTGCCCCACTGTAGGGGGGATCGATGTTGGTGATCCAAAAGAAATTGAAGACATTACCCCACCCGTAGCTGAAGAAGAAGAAGAAGAAGAAGAAGAAGAAGAACCAGAAACCGCCAAACCCAAACCCCGACGGAGAAGAAAGAAGAAAGCAGCTTCACAAGACGAAACCGACACCAAAGCCATTAAACCCGGTACACGGTGGAAAGTGTCTGAACCGAATGAGGACGAATGGGAAGGGACAATCGTCTCTTGTATTGCGGGGCAAGCCCAAGTGAAAGATGACGCGGACGATGTTTGGGCTATCGATGCCAAGCACTTGACCGCCGTTTGATCGATCCTTTTGAGACAAACCCCCTGCCGGTTTTTTGCTGGTGGGGGGTTTTTTCGTAGAAATATGGAAATTAGTTCAAGATTCTTTTTTCCCAGAAAACCCTTTATTTGTGGGGTTTTTTGGTATGTGACTAATTATTTTCAAACAGAATGCCGAAAACGTACCATGTGGGGTTGCTTTAATTTGGTACATGCCCATAATGGTTTGTGTGGCAAGTGTGAAACACACAACGCCACAACGATCTTTGAAAACTTGAACGGCGATTGGCAAGAGAACACCACTACTTGCGTCCGGCTTTGGCGGGCAAACAATCGCTTGATAACCTGTCGCTAGGCTTGGTAGCCTAGCTTTGAAAAGGAACCATACGAAACAGGAGAATACTTAGAATATGGATTATCAAACAGCATCACAAGAAGCAAACGATTATGACCGCCAACACCAAGACAAACCAGAACCACAACCGGTAAAGATTGTGCTTTGCCCACACTGTGGATTTGACATTGAATCTACTTGCACTTGTGAGTGGACTGAAGAAATGATTCTTGACTACGAAAGGACTAAATAACATGGCTGCTTATACCACTGCTGAAATCACTGAAATCATCAAAAGTACGCTTTCTCTTTCGCCTAACCGGGTATGGCGGGGAAAAGACTTAATGTCAGAAATCGTGTTTCAAACCGGGATGAAGAATGACGTTAAACTAAAAACGATTTTAGCAACGCTGATTCACACTGACACAATTGGAGGGCGATTGAATCGTCACCGTAAATCTGACGTTATTCAAACAGTGTGTAACAAACCAGAAAACACCGCTCCCCCACTCCCACCAACGAAACCATTTAACTCTGGCGACTCTGCTGGCTTGTCTGCTCAAATCACAGCCAATCTAAGAAAGGAATTAAGCGAAGAATTCAACCGTAAAGAAAAAATGCTGCGTGAAGCATTAGAGCAAGTTTCTGAAGCGTTAAAAGAAGAACAACAGAAACCTAAAGATCAAGTTCTTGAAGTTCAATTGCTTCGGGGCAAGCGTAAGGGTAAAAAGATTACCGGTCACTTTCACGCAAAGTTTGCCAAACTGATGAAACTGGCAAAAGCCCGCAAGAATATTTTTATCTACGGTCCTACGGGTTGTGGTAAGTCGCACATCTGCGAACAGCTAGCAGAATGTTTAGGGCTGAAGTTTGCTCACATCTCTTGCACTGGTGGCATGTCTGAAGGGCAAGTTGGTGGACGACTGATGCCAGTAGGGGCAAGAGGTACTTTTGAATTTGTTATCAGTGAATTCCTAGTTTGCTATGAAACTGGTGGCGTATTTCTGTTAGACGAAATTGACGCTGCCGATCCTAACGTGATGCTGTTCATCAACTCTGCTTTGGCTAATGGCAAAGCAAGCGTACCTAACAGACCATCTAAGCCCTACGCTAAACGGCATAAGGATTTTGTCTGTATTGCTGCTGCTAACACTGTTGGTACTGGCAGCGACCGAATGTATAGCGGTCGCAACAAACTGGACATGGCTACTCTTGACCGGTTTGCTATTGGCAAGGTTCACATGGATTACGATGCTGAGATTGAGAAAGCTTTGTGTCCTGACGAACAACTGCGTAAGACTCTTACACTCTGGCGTAAAGCTATCAACGAACATCGGTTGGAACGAGCGATGTCCACTCGGTTTATGCAAGACGCCTTCGAGATGGTTAACCCGTTAGATGGTAAGAAAGAGGATGCTTTCTCTATGCAAGATGTTGAAGACGCATTTTTTGAGGGATGGCGTGAAGACGAAAAAACAAAAGTTTTAAGTTTCCGTAACTAATCACTGCACCACTTCTTACAAGGACAGAACGATGAAACACACACACATTAACGGCAAGCATTACTTCTCTTTCGATTCCTCAAAAGCAATGGTTGACTTCTGCGAAGCTAGCAACTGGAAAGATCATGGTGATGACTTTGTTGGTCGTCACTTTGACGGTTGGGATGGCGTGCTAGCTGCTGTTGATCAACCGTGGCAAGAGGGAGCAGACATATTGAATGCTTTTATCGAGCGATTGAAAACAATCGAAATCCCGCCTATCAAATCCCGCAAGCGTAAAAGTACATTCAATGAGAATGAGGGCGATGAAATCGACTTGGACCGGCTGTATGCTGGTCAACCCTTCTGGCGTAAGTCGGAAAGTGAAACCCACGATGGTCCTGCTACGGTAACAATCGTTATGGATGCCTGTGCAAGCAGTCAAGTTGATACTGAAGACATTCTCTGGAGGGGGGCTGCTGCAATCGCTCTGACCCACGTACTAGAAGAAAAGGGTTACGGTGTTGAACTGTGGATCATAGAAGGGGGCTACCCGCTTAAAGGCGATAGCTCACCAACAATGGAAGCTTGCTGCTTGAAGCGTACAAGCGATCCGCTCGACACTAGCACGCTAGTCAATACCGCTAGCGGGTGGTTCTATCGCTCTGCTTACTTTACGATCATCCGTAGCGTAGGTACTTATTTGAAGAAGAAAATTCAATACGGTCTTGGCGGTGTGTACACCCCGACTAAGAAAGACTTAGACCAGTACACCCCCGATGATCCCATTTACATCTCTGGTGTATTCAGTTTCAGTGGTGCGTGTTCAGTGGTAGAAGCTGAACTAGAACGCATCACATCAACAGCAGGAAAGGAATAACTGTGAATTATCTAAGTGTTAAGGATGCTGCCCGCCTAGCGGGTAAGCATCCCAATCGTATATTGCAGCTTGTTAAATCTGGAATCATACGTGCTAAGAAGATCGACACCCCCACTAACCGTTATGGTTATGTGTGGGGCATCAATCGGCAATCGTTGTTGAAATACAAAACCAAAACTAAAGATGAAAAACGTGGTAGACCACGAAGTAGACCACGAAAGGAAAAATAAATGGCCAGCTTTATCAACATACCTTGTGAGAAAAAACCGCCTACACAAAAACATAGACCAGCATTATGGGAAGCGATGCTAGGAACTGTGTATGCTTATGATGGTAGAGAAGTGAAGTATTTCGATTATGACTGGGAACGGGCTATCAAGTTTGCAAAAGTGCCTACTGATGGAACGGACTGTAGGCTAGCCAAGAAAAAACGCAACGTAACCTACACTGGTAGTTTGGACGAACCGTCAGTTGGAAAACTCATACTCTGGATTAAGGAAAAATAAATGACTACTGCTACCCCACCACAGGAATTTTCTTTAGCTACTCATAACGGCACTGTTACCGTTACCAACCCCGAAACAAAAGGACACCGAACATTTCAAATCAAGACACAAAAACCTGATGCTAAGTTTGCCCCAGGAATGCGAGTCGTATCGTTACTGATTGGACCAGACAATTCTAACGATTATAAAGGGTTTGGTTTCGTTGCTGATGATGGGGTTATTAGATTGTGGAACAAAGCCAAAACAGTAACCTATACCAAACTGACTATGATTTTGATGTGGCCGAACGATTACCCTAACCTGGAATATCTTTACTCTGGAACCTGCCGAGTTTGTAACCGCAAACTTACTACTCCAAAATCAATCAAGTCGGGCATCGGTCCTATATGTGGGGGGAGATAATGACTGAATTTGCTAGAGGAATCAAGTATTGTGTTAAAGAAGATAAAAGATACAGCCTTCCCTATGTCGTATACATTAAGGAATGCGATACCCCTAAATTTGTCGGTACGATCATTGGCAGTTTTTCATGTCCTGATCTAGCAGAGCAAATGTGCCTCCTTATGTATGCTTTGGTATTAGAAGATCAAGAGGCTTGGAATTCTAATATATTCACCATTCGAGAAAAAACTTGGAAAGACCTTTTAATCTGGCATGAGAACTTGGGAGCTGAACACGAAGAAATATTTGGGGACGAATTCTCTAACGGTGATTTTAATGAGTGTTATTCTATGAAAGGAATCAGATACCTTTCTGACAACGAATTAGAAAGTGGGGAAATCGATGGCTGAAACATTGACCACTAAAAATTGGCGGGGTGATGACGTAGTTATTCTGCGTAGCTATTCAGAATACTCAATGTTATTCTGCGTAGCTATTCAGAATACTCAATTCGCCCTTTCCCCAGAACCCCCCGCGTTAAAGTTATCATCGGGGATATCACTAAAGAGGAAGTGCAACTTTACGATAGAAGAATGGAACACGATGTAACCGTCTCGTTAAAAGTCTTCTATCACATGAAACCAGAACTCTTGAGAAAGGATTAACTATGTTTGGCGAAGTGATGTTTTTTGTTATCGCGGCTGTCGTACTTGATTATTTGATTGGCTTAAACAAGCCCCAACTTTAAGGAACCAGTTATGCAACCCGCACTTCCTGCCATCGAAGCCGATCCCTTTAGTGGGGTGATTCCTAAACTTTTAACAGACGTGGAACATAGAAACTTTTTAGGTTGGGTTGATTCCCACAAGCAAGAACACACTTTCAGAAGTCCAGATATTTTAGTCGAACTCGGTAACGGGTTTACTCGAAAGCCCGAACCATCTGAATTGATTGAAGCTTGGAACAAATACGTTGTTAATATTTGGGCTACTTGGATTAACGCCTGAAACAACGGTTTTTACACCACAAATACACCCCACCAGCTTTAACCGGCTGAGTGGGGCTTTTTTACGTCTGGTGGTAAATCGCTCAAACCGCCAAAACAGCCCCTCTAAGCCGTTTTGACTGCCCACACCCTATGAGATTACCCCCTACCCCTTAGATCGGCGTTAGAGGGCCGTTTTTGTCGATTTTAGAGCATTCTAGCCCGTACCCTTACCCCCAAATACCGCTACAGCCCCAAAACAGCCCCTTAAAGGGCTTTTGACGGGTTACCGGGGTATTGAGCAAGAGAAACGGCAGACAGCCTACAACCCACACCCAACGGGCGGGAGGAGCACCCGTTGACGGGGATGTGAAGTGCGGGGAGGCTGCTGCCGAATGCGATTCTAGAGCAAGTCAAACAAAGCTAGCCCAATCGTTTCAGCATCAGCCGGTTCCATATAGGGGGCAATCGGTAAGTACATAATTTCCTTTTCTGCTTTATGAGAGCTAGAAAAAAATGGGGGACCGGTGGTCAATACCATTGTTTCTTTAGATTTGTATTCAGTTTGACGGGACAAGCGTTTGAAACCGTGACGGGCTGCAATACCTACTTCATTGAATTCCTTTACGATATGATCAATGTTGTATCCTGGTAGTCTAATGTCATACACCCACGGTACTAACCGTGGAGGCATGTGGTATTTGGAATCTATAATTTCATTGTAGGTTTGTTCTAGCTTACGTCTGATTTGTAGATTGTTTGGGTATTGTTCCATATCCTTTAGAATTAAATGGGCATGTACATTACTTAACCTAGCGTTAATCCCTCTGGGAATATGAGTAAAATCGTGCATAGGTGTGAAACCTTGGCAGCGTAGCAACCTAGCTAAGTCAGCGTGTTTAACTTGCTTGAAAGCAATGGCTCCCCCTTCTTCACCTGCGATTACTTTGTTGCGATAGAAGGACCAGCAAGCAGCATCGGTTTCGGGATGGGGTCTTACTCCATGTGCTTCTGCCAAGTCTTCTATAACTTTTAAGTCTAGTTCCTTAGCTAGTTGTGTAATGCTCTCCATATCACACTGTCTACCGTAAATGTGTACGGGCATTACTGCCACACAATCCCAATCACTATTGAGAACAGCTTTAATAATTGTGTCCTTAGTGATTAGTAGGTCTTCATTACAATCAACAAACACCGGGCGTAGTCCAGCAAGCGTAACCGCTCTAGCACATGCCACCATCGTAAAGTCTGGTACTAGTACACCGCTACCCGGTGGAAGCTGTAGTGCTTCTAGGGCTAGGTGCAATGCGTCTGTTCCCGTGCTACAGGCTACTACGTTATCAACACCATTCCAGCTAGCCCATTCATCCTCGAAAACTTCAAAGGTCTGCCGTGACATACTACCATCCCCAATTGAATTTGTTGTTTTTGTAATAGTCGATAGTTCGTTGCAACGCATCAACTAAACTAACTTCCGGTCTAGCTTTAATCGTTGCGTAGAGTTTGCTGTTATCGCTTTGTAGATGTTCAATATCCCACGGTCGCATCCGTGCTCCATCTACAGCAATATGACAATCGCTATACCCGCAAAGTTTAGCAATGGTTTTTGCTAAGTCATAAATACGGACACCGGTTTCGCTGCCCATGTTGAACACTTCTCCATAGCGTTCGCTTTCGAGCAGTTCAACAGCCATACGCACAGCATCCCCAGCGTACATAAAATCACGAACAGTGTTGTTCCCTAAATACACCTTGCCAATTAAATCTCCCCAGCTTTTAGGGTTGCAAAGTTGAGTAATGATTTCAGGAACAACGTAGTCGTGAGTTTCCCGCTCGCCTATGCAATTGAATTGCCGTAATGCAATAGCAGGGACAGCAGCTTCTTTCCAGCGTACTTGTACCAACCCGTCAGCAGCAACCTTACTCACACCATAGGTACTGTGTGGGCTTATAGGGTCAGTTTCTTTAATCTTGCCAGCCATGTCCCCATAGATTTCGGCACTACTCATTTGTAGTACGCCCTTAACATTGGATCGCTGGCAAGCGTTTAGAACTTGTAGCACTGCCCTAGCGTTAATGTCGAAGAAGTGCATAGGTCGTTCAAAGCACTCGGGAATATACGGTTCCGCTGCATAGTTGAACACGTATTGAATACCATGATGTTTGAATGTTGCAGCTAGTTCCTTTTCATCATCTCGAATATCACACCATTCAAAAGTGGCATTGCTGTTAACGTGCTTCTTGCTACCGGTAATTAAATTATCCAGTACAAGAACATTACATCCCCGATCTTCAATCAAGTGGTTTACCATGTGGCTACCGATGAAACCTGCTCCACCGATTACTGCTACGTTACAATTTTTAATGCTACTCATATCCCCGTCCTCTCTTTCATAATGTTAATCAGTGTTTCGCACCGATGACGATAAGTGTGGTTTGCTTTTGTTCTAAGATTGGCAGCATGTGCTACCCGATTCCTATAAGGAAAATCAGCTAGTAATTCTGTTATCAGGTTTTGGAATTGTTCAAAGTCTTCATAAAAGAGTATCTCTTCCCCGTTTTGATACTCCTTAGTTAATCCCTCTGAATAGGGATGCAACAAACAACCCCCCATTCCACAAGTATTATAAACCCGATTACTCCAATAGTTATCACTAACCGGAGCAATCGGGGCAATCATTAAAGCAGCTTGGGCAATCTTGGCTTTAAGTTCTTCACGGTATAATCCTTTAGTGCTTAATAAAAATCTTCCATGATATTTTCTCAGCAGTTGTTGAATAAACTCTTGCCTTCTTTTTACAGTTCCCATTCTACTAGCTGTCATCATTAACAATTGGGAACCAGAATGTTTAGGGGTTACTCCTAAAACCCGTTCGTCGCAACCTTGCGTCAGTCTAACCAGTTTACCGCTAGGATCTCGGTTAACCCAATCCCCGTCCGTACAGAAACCTACATCTACTAAATCGGTGGTATTCTTCATCCATAATTTTCTGTAGTCTGTACGAGTCTTTAACGTAGGATCGTTATGGTCTACCAAATCAAAATACCAAAACGCTTTTGGAATAGGGATAGTTGATAAATCATCATGGTTTCCCCAATGATGAAACAAACAAAAATCATAACTATCGTAATCAAGCTGTTTTGTTTTTGGAAACTTAAAGAATTCCTCAGCTACCTTAATAACTTTATGTCCTAACATTTTGAAAGCGTAGGCTATAGCACTTTCATCCCTGTTACCCCCAGCTTTATGATTAGCTATATAAAGAATTCTCATTGTGCTTCCTCATATTTCTTACGGCATTGTTTCAACCGACTAATTTTCTGGGAGAAAAGTACCGCTGTGCCGGTTTTGTAGACGTTAGGAATTCGATACAAACCAAAACCTAAAGCACTGTAGAACGCTTGGGCTTCAGCGTTATCAGAGTTAGTAAAACCATATACGCTGTGATAAGTGCCTCCCGTAGCTTCTACCATGTCCAGCATGTCGTAAAACAGCAATCGTCCATGACC